GGGCGCTACTTTGTAGACCCATGGAATTTGCCCGACAGTTTTGCGGACCCAATCCGTACCATGAGGAAGCTTCATATCAGTTTCAGCACGGAGCCACTCGCAGTCGCGCGTAGTAATCGCGCCGCTGGCTATTTAGCCACAGATGCTCTCACTCCTATCATAGGACCTTACTGTCGTAAGATGGATCAAGGTCTGGTTGATCAGAAGAAGATGATGAAATCTGAGTGTCTCCGCTATTCCAACGCCTGGCCGCAAGAAAACCCCGATTCTATACGGGAAGCATTTTGTGCGGTCAGCGGTCTTTCACACGCTATGGTGGAAGCCGTTGAGAGCGCCATTAACAATGCGGCGTCTATAGATGCCATACCGCCCCGTTTACTGACGTTTCCCGTATCTCATGATCCGGGTTTCCAAGTAGGGGATGTTATTGTGCCGCCACAGGCGGACGTGACTTTAAATAGTCGAAAAGAGAATGGTACGAGCAAGAGCACAACAGCAACAAAGTGGGCAGAGATTGTCGCAACCAACACGACGAGCACGACTGAGAAGGCGAATTCCGCGGACACTGCAATTGCAGCAGCGAAACCCGCAGACCCTGCAAATGCAGCGTACGAACCCAGTACCTCGACTGCGTCCAGCAGCCGGCCCAAACGTAAGCGACGGCATCGTCGTCGGTCACAGGGAGTATTGGGGAACGGTCAGCGGGAAAACGCCCGATCCGAGCGCCCCCACAGTACTCCGGTTCAATCCGGGGAACTCGGGGATGTACATGCTCGACCGAATGGGCGCAGCGTTCAACGATTACGCAGTCCAGGAAGTCACCGTCGAGGTCGTGGGGATAGGGGCAACATCCGGAACATCCGTCATCAAATGGTGTCTGGATTTCAAACCAGACAAGACGCCCCCAGACGCGACAACAATCATGCAGCACGTCCCGAGCTTCTCCCAGGCGGGTTGGCAAACAATGACAACCCACCAGGTCAAGCAACGGTTGATGCGCCGCACGATGTATGCCACCAGTGTAGCAGCCCCCGGGGAGGATTCCGACGCATTCCTGTTCGTCGCACTCCCCGACGGCAGCACCGATAGCCCAACCTGGGATGTGTATTGTACGTGGAAGGCCATATTCTATCACCCTGGGCCGGGAAACTAACCCCGGTCCCACCACCAGCTCGAACGGTGTTTCTCCAACGGGTGATTGTAGCGACAGCCCCTGGGTTGTCCCTCGCAGAAAGCTATTTTGTTGAAGGTAATGTTGTGACCCCGATACTAGCTATCCAAGGTATTACCATTGATAATACCTTGTCTGGATATATAGGCGTTCGCTTCTCGTCCAAATGGATCCTTTCACGTTCTGAATTGGTTACGGGAAACTACATGGCGGAAGTCACCGTCATGTATCTCGCCTATAATCCCTCACAACGCTTGTCCTTGCAGGACCTCACCGCCGGTGACACGAATCAGTTTCTGATTAATGGCGCCGAGTTGCAGGCTCAGGACAATGTCTGGATTAGTCGCGTTGCTACAACGCGAGCACCTGGACAACTCATTAAGAGTTATGCCGGTACTGTTCCAGCAGGCACCGAACGTGTTGCCTGTACCTACAACCTCAGCCTGTTAGGCCTGTCACCCGCAGGTCAAACAGCAGATCACCTGTTCGACATCACCGTTAGGCTGACGTGATAGTGGGACCACCCTA